TTGACCGCGTTGATCATCGTGTCGACGGCCGAGCCGATCCAGCCGATTGCGGCGTCGAATGTGGCCTTGATGCCGGCCCACATGTCGGTGAAGAACTGGCCGAGCCCGTCCCATGCCTGTTTGATGGCATCAGGCGTGAAGGCCGCGGTGAAGGCGTTGAACCATGACAGCGCCAGGTCGAAGGCGCGTTTTTGGTCGGCCCACCATTCCGAGAAGAACGCGCTGGCCGCCGCCCACGCGGTGAGGATGGGGCCGGGAACCCAATCGGTGACGAACTGCGCGAGCGAATCGCGCGCGGCATTGAACTCCGTTTTGACCATTTCCCAGAGTTGCGCGAAGAACGCGCCGAATGGAGCCCAGGCTTCTTCGATCGCATCGGGCAGCCATTGCGTCGTGAAGGTGACGAGCCATTCCGCCGCGACGTCGAAGGCCATTTTGATGTCGGCCCACATGTTTATGAAGTTGGCCGATATTTTGTCCCACTCGTGCCAAAGCACGTAGGCCAGCGCGGCGATCGCCAGGATGGTGATGCCGATCGGATTGGAGAGCATTGCGACGGATAGCTCGGCGAACGCGATGCCGAGGCTGACCAGCGCCGAGATCAGCGGCCCGGTGATGACGAGAGCAAGACCGATCAGCACCGTTTTGAAGCCGCCGATGGCTTGCGTCATGTGATAGAGCAGTGCGATCCATTCCTCGGCGCTCTTGATGGCGTCCTTCCAATCGACGCTGCGCACCGCTTCGCTCATGGCTTTCAGCGCCTCGGTGATGCCGTCGATGATCTCCTTCTTGTTCTCGCGCAGGGTTTCCGACATGAACTGCACAAGCGGCGTCAGCGCCGGCAGCAGCACGCGGCTGATCTCGTCGCTGAGATCGTGCATCGAATCCTTGAGGCCGCGTTGCGCCAGGCCGTACGCCTTGGCGTTGACCACGTCCTCGCCGGTGATGATGCCTGCTTCCTTCGCTGCCTCGACGAATTTCTCGAGGCCGGCCGATCCCTGGTTGAGCAGCTTCAGCAGGTCCTGTCCGCCCTTGCCGAAGAATGTGGTGATCATGTCGCGTTTGATGCCGACATTCGTCTGCTTGGCGAGTGCGTTGGCGAACTGGTCGAGCAGCGTGGCGGCAGGCTTCAGGTGACCGGCGCTGTCCTTGATCGCGATGCCGAGGCGATGAAACAGCAAGGCCAGGTCTTTGTTTTTTCCCGAGGCCGCGCGATTGAGGTTGAGGTCGGCTTTTGCCAGCGCCTTGTCGAATTCCTCGACGCTGACGCCGACACGGCCCGCAGCGTAATGCAGCGCATCGAGCCGTTCGACGGTGATGCCGAATAGCGGCGCGGTGCGGCCCAGCTGCGTCGCCGTGGAGGCAAACTCCTTCATCTGGTTGATCGACTCGGCGATGCCGATGCCGCCGGTGATGCCGGCGATCGCCGCGAGCGGCACGAGGATTTCGTGCAGTGCTCCGCGCAGCCGCCCGAACGCGCCGCCGACGTTGCGCACGTTGTTGGCGAGGCCGCCGAACGCGCCCTGGTTTATCGCCGTGCGAAAGCTGTTGCCGACCCGCTGCGCCTGCTGCGCCATGCGGCCGAATGCGTTCTCGATGACGCCGATCGGGCCGGATGCCTCATCGACAACCTTGATCGTGGCAGAGACATCAATGTTGTCGCTCATGTGCGCGCCGCGTTTCCCGCATCAGCCGTTGCGTTTGCTCGATGTAGATCGTCAGTTCGCTCCAACTGAGCGCAAGGAAATCGGCGGGATGGCAGTGCCAGATCCAGGCGAGGTTGAAGCAGGCATGGAGCCAGTCTGTTGGGCTGATAATGGTTCGTCGTTCGCTGATGCCGCCTGACTCCCGGTCGCGAACTGTTGCATAAAAAAACCCGCGACCTCCATCTGCAGGCGGTAGAGGTCGCCCATGCTGATCGCGGCGACGGCACTGCGCGGCACGTCGGCCAGGCGCGAGAACAATTGCAGCGCAGCGGCCATGTTCCACGCGAATTCGGGCATGACCGCGGCGTCGGTCTCTGCGGCTTCGGCCATCGCCACCAGGTTCTTGATGACAAACGGCTCGCCCGACGCGGCGATGTCGCCAGCGGTCGGCTGGCGCAGCAGCAGCGTGTCGATCGTCTCGCCGTGCGCCTGTACCGGCGCGGACAGTTTGAAGGCTTTGCGTTGGATCGGCTGCATCATGGCATGATTTCCTCGCCCTTCAGGCCCTCGAATTTGACGGTGACGGTGCCCTCGGCACCGTTGAGCTCCTGCGCGTCGGACGTCCATGCGTTGCGCAGCAGATAGACCTTGCCGTTGATAAGCTCGGTGGTGATTGTCGAGTTGCACACCGCTTGCAGCGCAACGAGCGACATGCCGCCGATGTCGGAGAACTCGGCGGAGATGAACGGCACGCGCGGCTGCTCGGTGTAGCCATGCACGCCATCGAGGCCCGCGACGCCGGTGCGCGCGAACGGACCGATGGAGATCGTGAGGTTGCCTTTGAGCGCGTATTGCGTGCCATCGACTTTGAGGTAGGCGACGCCGGCGATTGCATTGGGGCAGGAATCGGACATTGGACTCTCCTGTGGTCAGGACCAGCGGAAGTAGGGGCCGCCGAACAACAGCAGCAGCACGAGTATGAGCAAGACCACGCCGATGCCGCCGAAGCCGCGCGGCCCGTAATATCCGCCGCGATACCCGTAGTAACTGCCGCCACCGCCGAACAGCAGCAGGACGGCGATCAGGATGAGGATCAGCGTCATGCGGCGGTCGCTGCCGGCACCGGCGCGGTCTGCAGCCGGAAGGCAACCAGCATCGCGAGGATGCGCAGCTGGTTGACGAGATCGGGGCTCGCCATCACGTTGACGCGGTTCGGGTCGTTCGCGTCACGCTCGACGATCAGCATTGATTTGAAGCTCTCGATGTTCTCGACGATGCCGGTGCTGACCAGTTCCGAGTAGGCCGCGACCAGTTCCGCCTTGATGATGCGTGGCGTGACGATCGCCTGGCCGGGGCCAAATGCCGTGCCATCATCAGCAAGTTTCGAGCGCGGGAATTTTTGCAGGATGCGGGTTCGCATGAAGCGCACGAAATACTGGATGGTCGCCAATGTGGTGACGTCGAGGTAGCTCGGATCGGGCTGCCCCCAGGCGTTTTTTTGATATGTGGTGGCGCAACGGCTGATGGTGACCTGACCGGACACTTCGTCCTCGGTGGCGAAGCCGGAATAGAGCAGCGTGTTGTTGGTCGAGAGATTGAACTTGTCCTGCCGCTGCGGTGCCATGACGCCGAGCAGCGGCAGCGTTTGCAGAGGCCTCGCCGGATCATTGCGCAGCGCGGTCGCGGCCTGCGCGGTCAGTGCGGCCGCGCGCCGCCAGGGCGGCGAGGGCGACGTTGCGAAGCCGAGCACGGACATGTGCTGGTCGTTGCGCGTCCTGCCGAACGTCACGAGATCGGCTGCGGCGTCGGTGCGCGCGGCGAATGCGTGACCGTAGACCTGCCGATTCCAGGCCCATCGCCCGGTGAAATCGTCCATGGCGAGCTGCATCTGGTCGAGGACGGTGGTGTCGGACCACGCGAGGCCGATGTAGTCGTAGACGTCATCGCCCATTGCCGCGATGGCGTTTTCGAGGTCGGGCAGGCCTGCGCCGCCGGACATCGGCGTGACGGTGAGGGTGATGCCGGCGGGTACCACCTGGCCGGCAGCGAGCCCCAGATAGGCAACACCGATGTCGATCTGATTGCCGAGCTCGCCCGATTGCAGCGCGGTCAGTTGGACCGTCGTTGCATCGGCGGTGTAAGTCGCCTTGACCAGTGTGAACGGTAGCGCGGAGATGCCAGCGGCGATCGTCGCGGCGACCTCTGCTGCCGTCGCGCCCGCGGCGACGCCGATGTTGACCAGATCGCCCGCGATGTAGAGCGGAATGGTGCCGGACTGTGACGCTGTGCCCGCGACCGCGATCTCGCCGGCTGCTGCGGCCGCCCCGGTGCCATCGCCGACGGGGATCGCCCAGATTTCGCCGTATGGGTCGTTGATGCGATATGTCGCCACCATGTCGGCGAGCACCGAGCCAGCGCCGAACTGCAGATATGCCTGCGATGTCGAGAGCACGAGGACCGGCTTATCGAGCGGTGCCGCGTTCGGATCGGTCGAGGTCATCGGACCGATCAGCAGCGCGGGCTGATCCATCTGTTGCACGCCGGCGAGTGTGTTGTTGATCTCGGCGTAGAACAGCGGAACTCGAATATTCGCCGGAATGTGGTCGAAGGAGACGGGCATGGCGAGGTCCTTTTCCGCTATGGCGTGGTGTTGTCGGTGATGAACCCGAGCGTTGCGAGCGTTGCGATCAGCGAGGCGAGGGCGGTGCCATCGGAGCGCGAGCCAGCGACCACGGGACGCGCAGAGACGGCAGCACCGCCCGTCATGGTGATTTGGCCGACGAAGATCGTGTCGATGAAGGCGTTGAGGTAGTAGCCGTCCCAGGCAAATCCGATCGCATGCGCGCCGTCGCCGACGCCCGAGTATGTGACGCCTCGGCCGGGGACGGTGATTTCGCCGGTCAGCACGCCGCCGGTCAGCGGCAATGCCGGCTGCCACGATGCGGTGCTGCCCTGGCGAGCGTAGGTCTGCCCGTCAGTCGGTGCCTCGGCGATGCCGCCACCGCCGCCCGATCCCGAGTGCGAATCGACGTATGCCTTCGTCGCCGCTTCGAGCGAACCGACCGGATCGGCCGCGAGCGTCACTGTGCTGTGCGCGACGACGGGGCCGTAGGCATCTATCGTGCTGCCGAAGGACGCCGCTCCATTGAGCGATGTCGGTGCGCCGATGGTGAATGTGCCGAACGAGGCGTTGAATATCTGGGTGCCGCCGACATAGACGCGCCAGTTATTCTCGTCGCCCCACATATACGTCGTGGCGTCGGCGGGATCACCGAAAACGAGGGTCGGAGCGGGCACTGCCGGGAGATACAATGTCCCGGTCAGTTGACCGCCGGTCAGCGGGAGATAGTCGCCGCCGCCGCCCGATGCCGCCTGCAGCGCCTCGATCTCAGTCTTTGCCGCGGCGAAGTTGGCGCGGACATCCGCGGTATAGGCCTTGCCGGACGTCGGCTTCGTGATGTCGATCGCCGATGTCATGTCGGCCACTCCGTTGTCGCGTTGTCCCACTCGGTTGTCTCGTCGTCCCACGTTGTGTTGGTCGGGAAGGCGAACACCGCTTTGACCTCGATGCGCCCGTCGGGACCTGGGTAGCCGCCCGGGTAGTTGTTGGGATCGTCGGGAGGCCTCGTGTCGGCGAGATTCGGGTCCGCTGGCGGATCGATGAAGTCGAGCGAGAGCGCGATGCTGAGAAGATCGTCGGGAAATTCGCGATCGATGCAGTCGGCATAGCGGAGCGACATGTGCATGATCGCTGTCGCGGTGCGGAGCTCGCCCTGCACGTCGAGGTCGATCGTCGTCTCAATCGAATTGACGATGGGCGCCAGCTTGCGCCAGTCGTTGTTCGCCATCAGCGCCTGCTCGGCCAGCGCACAGAGAATGTCGAGACGATCCGCGACGGCCGGGTCGGCTCCGGCCTCGACGATGATCTGCACCGTCAGCGTCATGTCGCCGTCAAACCAGCCGATATCCTGCGTGGTGCTCTGATTGGTGCGGGTATCGGCGTCGTTGTAGATGCGCACGGCGGGCAGCAGGTCGCGACGAAGCGGCGGGTTGCGCGCGTTGAACACGTTGCCCTTGAACGGCGCCAACGCCACCAGGACGCTAGCCGTCTGCGCCCTGATCCTCGCCCGGGTAGGAAGGCTCACGCACCGCTCCCTTGATGAGCCGATAGCCAAGCTCGCCGATGTCGTCCGCGTTGAGTTGCACGATCTCGAACCACTCGTTGCGGATCAGCAGGTAGTCGCCCTGGCCTGGCTTGCGGTCCGCCGACGGCACGTCGCGCGTGTCGCAGTAAAACCAGGACGTTGTCGTGTTGAGCCCGTCATGGACGCCGAGAGGGACATCGACCGGATCGGTGCGAAAGCGCCCTTGGATGGGCACCAGTTCGCCGGTATCCGGTCGCTGCCACGTCGCGGTCAGGCCGAACGCATCGCGGAGCGCCGGCAGCAGCCCATCCATGTCTGACAGCGGCATTAGGTGCCCGCGACCGCTTTCGCCGTGATCAATGTCCGTGGTCGCGTGCAGAGCGGCAGGACGTTCATCTGCGTCTCGATCATGACGCCTTTGTCGAAGTCCATGATTTCCTGCTTGGCATAGCGCGGCAGCGCCAGCGTGTTGACGGTCTCGATGTAGTCCGCTGGCGCATAGGCTTCGACGAACAGGTCGGGCACGCCGATCGGGAAGAAGTGCGCCTCGTCGTCGGCAACGAACGCGAGATTGCCGACGCCGCCCATGTACTCGAGGAAGCGGATCCCGCCGTAGACGAAGGCCGAGCCATAGGTGCTGTCGCGCAGGCTCGCGGCCTGTGGCGTGTTGAGAAAGGTCTGCCGCGTTTCGGGCGATGTCGCTACGGCGTCGAAGAACGTCGCGCCGCAGATGCCGACAACGCCAGAGAAGCCCTGGCCGCCGAGTTCGGTCGCGATCGCGCGCTGGACGCTCAGGCAGAGTGCGCGGATCGGGCCGCCCCAGGCGTCGGCTTCAGTGATCGGTGGTGTGAGGATGATCGGCCAGTTCTGGACAGGCTGCGCTGACACGCCGAACGCGCTGAACAAGTCGATGGACGATTTGGGCGCGCCAGTCTCGCGATCGACCGCGGTGATGATGGTGCCCTTGATCGCGCCGAGCCGCAGCCATTCCTGCGTGACATCTTCCTTGCGGCCCATGCTGGCGACACGAGCGCCGATGACCTGGTTGATGGCTTCGAGTTGATTGTCGGTGCCGAAGGCGCGCACGCCGAGAATGGAGTCGGCCATGACGGTGTCGCGCAGCGGGAAGTGCGGCACGATGAACGGCACCAGTTCGCGCCCGCCTTCGACGTTGATGTCGGCCGGCGCGCCTCGTGGTTGAGCCGGGATCAGCGCGAGCGTGTTGTCGTTCGCCTCGATGAGCACGACCGTTGTGGCGAGCGGATTCGGCGTGAACAGATTCAGTCCGCCGATCAGGCCCGGCATGTACGGCAGTTTGTTGATCGCGGCGGTCAGCGAGAAAACGCTGAACAGAGGATTGGTAAGCAGCTGTGCGAGGTTCATCGCTCTGTTCCTTAACCGGTTGCGCCTGAGACGGTCGACGCGCCCCCGCCAGGTGTCGGCGCATCAGTCTGCCCCGCGCCTTGGCTGGGCGCGTTAGGCGGTGTGGGCGGTGGGTCGGTGGGCAGTACTGGCGTCACGCGGCCATCGCTGAGCGTGCGCGCCTCGCCGTCGTAGATGTAGGTTTCGGCGCCGCCCCCGGTCGTATCTCCGCCTCCGCCGGTCGTATCTTCGCCGCCCACGCCACCGCTGACGCTCGGCAGCGCGGTGAGCCCTTTCGGACCGAAGATCGAATTGGCGAGTGCGGGATCGGTCGCGTTCGGCGTCGCGAAAGTGCCGCCTGGACCGGTCAGGACACCCTCGCGCACGATGATGTGGCTCTTTGCGAGCGCAGTAGTCACATCGGCGAGGACCATTGTGCCGCGCACGAGGTAGGCGTCGTTGACCTCGCAGTCGCGCTCGAGCGTCGGTGCATCGACCGGACCTGCGGTCGGGTCGGCCCAGTAGAGCAGGATGCCGTCGACCGCTGTCCCTACCGTGGCCGGCGCGCCGCCGGTGAGCAGCGTGCCGGGCGGCAGGATTTGATTGCCCTGTGTGAGCGTGCGCTTGCCGCGCGAGCGCTGGCCCTGAGCCTCGGAAACCAGCATGCCGAGATCGCGGGCTGTCGGGATTGGAATGGGAGGCATCGCTGTTTCCTTTCAAGCAGCGGGTCCGGGGATCAGGCACCCTTGCCGTAGATTCGCCCGTAGGCATCGCCCATCGTGACGTGTTCGCCGGTTGCCTGGCGCACCTGCGAGGGGTCGATTGGCATGATCGGATCGGCCCTTGGACGCTCGGCCTGCATGTTCAGCAGCCGCTGGCGAACTTGGTCGATCGAGAGGTTGGCGCGCATGATCTCTGCGGCCTTGTCGGGAAAGCCCGCGAGCGCGCAAAGCTCGGCAATCTCCACGCTATCACTGCGCGTTTGCTGGACCGCGGCGAGGCGAATGACCTCGGCGCTCTGTTGCATCGGCTCTTGTGTGGTTTGCGCGGGAGGCGTGGGCTGTTGTGTGGTTTGCGCGGGAAGCGTCGCGGGCTCGGTCATGTTTTCTGTCGTCTCGGACATAGCGGACGTCCTTGCTGCTGCTTTTGAGGATGGGGCGACGCGCGATGCCAGCGCGGCATGCGCCTCGTCGAAGGTGCCGACCTGATCGGCGAGCCCGGCGTAGATCGCGTCCTCGCCGAAGTACAGGCCGGCCTCGGTGGCGCGGACCTGTTCGGGTGGCATGCCGCGATGCTGGGCGACGGTGCCGACGAACATGTCCTGCATCCGATCGACCTCGGACTGGATGCGGCTTCGCGCGTCGGGCGAGAGTGGCGCATGACGCGAGGCGTCGATCTTGTGTGCGCCGGCATAGATGTAATTGAATTTGAACCCCTGAGCGGCGTCGAACTGGCTTTGGTCGGTGTGCATCGCCAGCGTGCCGATCGAGCCGACGCCGCCGGTGCGCGTGGTCCAGACCCGATCGGCGGCGGACGCGAGCGCGTAGCCGGCCGACATTGCTTCGTCGTTGGCGATGGCCCAGACCGGCTTTGTCTGCGAGGCGGCGCGAATGTCGCGGGCGAGGTCCATAACCATGCCGGCCTCGCCGCCGGGCGTGTCGGTGTCGAGCAGGATCGCGCGGACGCGGCTGTCGCTGATCGCGGCACGCAGCGAGTTGCTGATCTGCTGATAGGACTGCAAAGGCGAGGAATCGGTATCCATCTGGCCGGCGCGTCGCACCAGCACGCCGTGGATCGGCAGCGTCGCGACGCCGCTTTTGATGGTGTAGCCGCTGGCGCGTTGCGGCTTGTCGTCGCCGCCATCGCCGCCGCCGCCTTCGTCGTAGCGATTGAACAGCCCGGGCAGCGCGACCATGAAGGTGTCGAGTTTTTCGGTGGTGACCATGAGCGGCGTGTTGAACACGCGCGTCAGCAGAAACGGCAGTTGGCGGATCATGCGGCCTGCTCCTGACCTTGCGGGCCGGTGCGCTGATCGGTTGCGCCCTCGGCCGGTTCATCTGGCATGTGCGCCGGCATGGTCGATGCAATTTTGGTGACCGGGGTGAAGTCGAGCCCGAGTTTCTTTTCGCGCGCATGATCGGCGGCGATGCGTGCGTCCACTTCCTCGGGGTCGTAGCCCTCGGCCTCGATGACGTCGCTGCGCGATTTGAATCCGTTCTGCACCGCGAGCGCCTCGGCCTGGCGGTCCTTCAGCGGGTCGACCCACGGCATTTTCGGCGTGATCGCCTTGATGCGCATGTAGTTGGCCTTGCGTTGCGCGAAGCCCGCCGCGGTGATCGGCACGACGCCGGCGATGACAGCGAGCGGCATCCATGCGGCATATATTGGCCGGATGAATTGATAGATCAGGACTGAGTGCTGGAACGCCTCGACCTCGGCGCGGAACGCCAGCAGGCCAGCGCGCGATGACGCATAGGTCGCTTTGCTGAGATCGGCCGAAAGCTCGGCGTACGGCACACCAGCAGCAGCTGAGATTTGCAGCAGCGTGCGATACTGGAAACCTTCGTAGTTCGGTCCGACATCGGCCGGCTCGGAGAACCGCACATCCTCGCCGTCGGCCAGTTCCATGAACGCGCCAGGTCCGTAGTATGCCGGCAGCGTTGGCGCATACGGGTCCTGGTCGTAGACGACATTCGGATTTGACGTGTCGGGCCGGGGCTTGGTGACGAACGTCGCGAACCGTGCGGCTTGTTTCTTTCGTTCGAGCTCGGCGTCATCGTAGACGTCCATCACGAACATCTTGACCATGGCGGCGGCGTAGCTGCTGAGACCTCTGATCTGGCCGGCTTCGACCGG